TAAAACCGAGCCTCCAAAGAACGATCCACCGAAGCCCGCCGATCCAAATGATCCACTTGCACAACTCTTGCAGGAATTCAACAAGGTGACTGCAAAGCTGGAGCAGCTGGAGAAAAGGGAGGGCCAGAAGACCGTAACCGAACAATTCCACGCCAAACTGACTGAGAAGAAAATTCCCATCAGCCTGGCAAAGATTGTGAATCCTGAATCAGCAGATCAGCTCGATGAAGCTTTGGCAACCGTTGAAGCCGAATGGAACACGATGAAGCAGGACCTGACCAATCAGGGACTACTCACCTCTCTTCCTAAACCCGGCGGCATCGGAACACCAGGCGTTGTTGAGCAGAAAAAAGATGCTGTTGTGGCGGACATCAAGGCATGGGCGGAAAAGGGCCAACCGCAACAAAAGGTCTAATCAAAAAAAATATTTCTAAATGAAAGCATTGGTAAAACAGTCGACCTCCCTCGATACACCAGTGTTTCAGGCCATCTACGAGACCGTGCAAGGCGGTTTTGTTTTGGATGAAACAGTTCTGGCTCTGGGGACCACCGTAAAGCAGGGGACTGTCATCGGCTTCGATGAAGCTACCCGCAAGGCCAAAGTGGCCAAGTATGCGGTGAATCTGAATGCCTCTTCTACGAGCGATACCACGTATGAAGTTGCCAAAGGCCACAACCTGGCAGTAGGCATGAGCGTGAAGATCGCTGGTGGAACGGCACAGCTGATTTCAGGTATCAACACCACAAACCCTTCTTTTGACGTGATCACAGTAGGCACTACGCTGAGCGCATCGGCTGTAGCTGCTGGTGTAGCGATCTACGTTGATGATGACGGTTTCACAAAGGCAGGCGGTCTCCTGTTCGATGAACTGGATGTAGCCGTTGGTGCTGACGTTACCGTTCTCAACAGGGGTACGGTGTATGAAAGGCGCATTGCTCCGGTTCCTGCCGTGATCAAGGCGCTGATGCCAAACATCATCTTCAGTCAATCATTCTAATTCATCACCTGAAAAACTGAACAACGAAAATGAGTAAAGTAAAATCGATTTTCGGAGCGTATTCCGAGAGCCTTCAGGTGATGATCGACACAAGCCTGCAGAAGTTTTACAACCCTTGGTTCTTGCCAAAGGTTCCCTTCGGCACGCCGTCGACTCAGCTGAATTTCACGACCATCATTGGCCGCGCACGTATCGAAGCAGCAGCTTCCATCATCGCCCGCGGTTCGGCAGCACCACTCAGGGTAAGGGCAACACTGGAGAAGATCTCTGGTGAAGTTCCTGCGATCGCTGAAAAGTTCTCCATGAAAGAGAGCGACTACCGCGATTACCTGGCACTTCAGGCAATGCCTGTAGATGACGCGGTGAAAAAAGCACAGCTTCTCAACCTCATGTTTGACGACGTAAGGAACGCAGGTAACTCCGTTATGAAGCGTCTGGATTACATGGTGCTGGAAGCTCTGTATACCGGTGCAATTTCCCTGAACACCACGAACAACCCCGATGGTAGTGTTCTGAACACACCCATCGACCTGTTCATGCCTGCTGGGAACAAAACCACCGTTTCTACAGACTGGGCAACCAGCGCAACTGCAACACCGATTGCAGATATCCAGGCCGTTGTTACGTACCAGCAGACTCGCGGCGTGAAGCTCGCGAAGATCCTGATGTCTCCTGTTCTCTTCCAGCGTATGGTGAAAACCACCGAGGTGAAGAGCGCACTGAGCACATGGTTGGGCATGAAGGGCAACAGCATCTTCCCAACCCTGGATAACGTGAACGCATTCCTTCAGGCGCAGATGTACCCGATCATCGAGATCGTGGACGTACCCATCGGCGTAGAGAAGGACGGCGTTGTAAGCGTTCTGCGTCCCTTCGGAGACGACAACGCAACCTTCATCCCTGATGGCGCCATCGGAGAAGTGAAGCACGCATTGGCCATGGAGCAGCTGAGGCCTGTTGAGGGTGTTGCTTACGCGACATTCAACAACGCGCTGATCAGCAAGTGGGCAGAAAACGAGCCTTTTGCCGAGTGGACAAAGGCAGAGTTCAACGCCTTCCCGTCACTGGATGCGATCGATCAGATCCACATCCTGGACACTAAACCATAACAGGTAAAAATCTATGACTAAGAAAGAAGCGTTGATTGCAGTACTTCAATTGTCAGTGCCTGACATCACCCTCGAAAAGGCAATGATCGATAAGGGTATCACCGGGTCAGATGCGTACACATCGTCCGCAGAAGAGGAAGTTGACCTGTGCGCCATTAGGATCTTGCAAGGCCTGTTGGCCACGCCCGATGTCAGTGAAGGAGATCTATCCCTGAAATACGACAGGAAATACATCCTATCAACGCTTACTTTCTTAGCTCAAAAACATGGTGTAAAAGAAATCACTGATGCAGGAAAACCAACCGTAACCGGGAGAAGTGTATGGTAAAACCAAAAATGTTCGTGATCAGTTCCGGACAAGCCGGGCAGTCGCAGATCCTGATTCCAGAGTTTGCGGGTTACGATCTCACTGTTCACAGACGCGGTATTGGTGACCTTACGACATCAGAAATGAACGTCCTCCCACAAGGAGGATTTTCACTTGTAGCACCCGATCAGTTTTATGAAGGTGATGTCTTCACAGTCACACCTTACAAGATCAATGAGAACAGCCCCTTTTGGGAGCCACAACAGTTCGTCATATCAGGGCCATTGGTGGGACAGAACAGGATTGTGATCAGCCAATTTGCGGGCTTCTCATTGGTAGTGAATAAGCGGGGTGTGGGCAACCTGCTTCCCGCTGAGTTCACTACCATTTCAGGTGGAGGTTTTGAACTTACATCAGGGACTTTCATCGATGGCGAAGTGTACAGCGTGACAGCCGTGGCCATGGATCCTTATCCAACCGTTTTCTTGGAAATCTTTTCGCGCTACCCGCACCGCTTAGCGAGTTGGAAGCGCACAGAGAGTTCTCAGGATGCGAACGGCAACTGGATCACAGGATATGACATGATCATCGAAACACATTGCCGGGCAGAGGCCAGAACATCGGTAAACGATGGACTGACCGATGCTGCAGATGGGAAAGTCACACAATTTTCATTTGAAATCTACCTGCCGGTAAACGGGCCAACTCTTGGAACGGGTGCCAGGGTAACTATAACCAATGCTGACGGCGACATGATTGCCTCGGACACAATCAAGCGGTTCAGCAGGGGTCAACTTCAATCACGGGCTTGGATATGATCAAGCTGGTACCAAAGTTTTCATTCAGCGACATCCAGAAACTTCTCCAGACAAAGAAAAAGAATCTGGAGAATGCTCTTCTCTTATCGCTTCGGCGTGCCGGTGAGCAGTTCGTTAAGGATGCGCGGGAAAGCGGTTCCTACCGGGACCGTACAGGTAACCTGAGATCATCGATAGGCTACGTGATCGTGTACAACGGACAGATCATTGAGGAAAACTACCGAACCACGGGCAAGGGTAAAGATGGACCAGCTGCTGGTAGACGTGTGGCTGAGGATGTTGCCAAAAAGTACCAGAGTGGATTTGCGCTGATTGGTGTAGCCGGAATGGACTATGCCGCAGCCGTTGAAAGCCGGGGCTTTGAGGTGATCACAGCCAGCACTATCGAAGCTGAAAGCCTGTTACGGGATTCCATTTTCAGAATTGCCCAGAAACTAAGCAGATGAAGACAACACTTGACATCGAAGACATCCTCTTCCAGGCGGTAAAGGCCAGCGCACTTGCAACTGCCATCACTGGTGGTGTATACAAGCGCGAAAGGCCTGCAGATTCGACTCTGGAGGATGTTGTGGTCAACTGTTTACCGGTGAACAACCGGCAGCTGCAAAGAGCGGTAGCAAACATCAACATTCATGTTTCCAACTTATCAATCACCAAGGGGGGAACAACTGAGCAGGTGATCAATCATTCCAGGATGAAGACTTTATCAGCGATGGTGGAGCAGATCATGGATGATCAGTATGCGCAGGATTACGGATTTGATATTCAGCAACAACAGGTTTTCCAGGATGAGGTGTCTGGTGGTCACTACGCGAATTTCAGGATCGACTTTTATTCACTTAACGTTTAAAATCACAGTAAATGCCAAAATATTCCATTGGTCTCACTTCCATTAAGCTGGGGAACATCGCTGGTGATGGTGGCATGGGTACATCCCTTACCGCCCTTGGAAACACCGTAGCCGATACAGCTACCCTCGCTACTGAGGAAGGACAGACCGCAGAGTTCAAAATCGAGGAACAGGATGATCCGGTGTATACCGTACAGTCTGAGAAGGGCAAAACCACGCTGACATGGTCATGCTATGATGTGGATGCGGACATTTTGCAGGCTTACTTCGGCGGTACCGTTGCTGCTGGTCCTCCCAAAGTGTGGAGCGCACCCGATTCAGTTCCCATCATTGAGAAGAGCATCGAGATTGTTCCGAAAAACGGTGGCAAGATCGAGATTGTTCGCGCTCAGATCATTGCAAAACTGAACTGGGCTTTGAACAAGCAGCGTCTTGCACAGATCGACTTCGTGGCTACAGTATTGGCACCAACCAAAGCTGCAACAGCTCCGATGAAGATCACCAACCCTGTTTAAAAACAAGCCCTCCGATTGGGGGGCTTTAACTATTTCCTTACATGAAAGAAACATTGCAAGCCGTAGCGGACGCAGCACTCCAGGAACCAGTGATCATGGATGTAGATGTGAAACCTCAGTCGAGGTTTTTTGCATTACTGCAGAAATATGGCCTGAAACCAAAAGTGCGAACCTTGACCATTGATCCAATCGTGATGGGCAACCTGATCCGCATATCCAAACTACTGATTGACATCGACATGACCGTATTTGATCTGAAACAGCTGCTGGAAAGCAACTACCAGGCCATGGCGAAGTATGGGGACCACGTCGTGCAGGTGGTAGCCATCGCTGTGCACAATGGAAAATCAGATCCTCCAAGGGAACTGGTAGAATTCATCCGGTACAATTTCACATCACACGAGCTGCTGGCTGTCCTGGGACTGGTTGCCAAGCAGATGAACGTTATGAGTTTTATGAGTTCTATCATCTCGATCAAGGGAATGAACGTACTGACGAGTCAGAAAGAGATGAGCCCGATCAGTCAAGGGGAGATAATAGCCCCTGGAGCCTCATTGGAGGGATAATGAAGTACTTCCGGATGAGCATGGAAGAGATCATGTGGGGGATCAGTTATCAAAACCTGTGTATGCTCATGGCCACGATACCGAAGATTGACGCAGATGATGAAAAGCGGAAAGAAAAGGCGAAGGAGGTTAGTGGAACACAGGAACTAGCGGATTTTTTAGGTATAAACCCTGATTAAATTATTCAAGATGGCAGTTTCGGTAAGAGGTGAAGGCGCGTTGTCCTTCGAG